CTTTGGTAGGCGCGCCGCCTGGAGACCGTCAGTGATGCGGATGATGTGGTGCACCAGATCGTTGATGAAAGGCACGTGTTGCACGGCGGCCACGATCCCCAAGGCTACGCCTCGCATGAACTCGGCGGGGTGGACGCCCCTCGGGGGCTCGGTGGCGATGCCGAGGCGTGTGATGATGCGCTCGAGCTTCGGGGCAAAACGCGTCGTCTCGACGCCGCCGACGCACGCGGGGTACGGGATTTGGGAGCAGAATGAGGCGCATTCGGGGTCGCGTGATTCGAGTTCCGGTTCAAAGCCACAGGCGCGTTCAACTTCCATGGGGCCGCGTGGGTCTAGGTTGGACACAACGAGGCAGTCGTCGCCCGCCACGACGATCCACAGGTCCGCCTGCGTGATTTGCCGCAGGCCGGGCTGCTGTGTGACGGTGCACCGGTGGTACAGCAGGTAGGCAAACAGTTTGCACAAGCCGTTTTGCACGGTGTTGGACAGTGTGGTTTCAGGACGTCCGGACGCCAGGAAGTTGACAAGCGCGTACATGGCCTTGGCGCGTGTTGTGCCACGGATGGCGAGGGCTTTTTCCATGATGTCGAACACGTCAAGCCAGGGGGGCAGCTCCGCATGTTTGCGGGCGTACCGGCGCATCATGCGTATAATGAACAGCAGACTGCGGCGGTGGCGGGACGCATCGTAGCGGCTCATATCGAAGGAGGCGACGGCATTTCCCAGTATGTGCACGAGTTCGTGAAACTTGTCGCCGAACAAACTGGCTTTCAGGCCGGGAGCCCAGGTGACGATGCTCAAATGGTTGAGCTTGGCTTTTACGGCCTGTGAAAACCCGTGCACGTCGGGCGCAGTTGCGTCGACCAAGCGTGTGTCGGACGAGTGGATCATACGAGGGTCGGCCTGGGTGCGATCGTGGTGCTTCATAGGCTTGCCTTTTTCAACCTTCGTGAGGCCCTTCGTGCGATAGTGGCGTGGTTGCATTCCATCGCGGAGCAACAGTGGGTATTCCTTGGCCTGCTTTGCCTGTTGCCCGGCGCTGAAATTTCCGCGCGTGTTCCACTCGTCGAAGGGTGTCCGGTCGTAGTAGAAACCGGGCCCCAGCAAGTGGTCCAACAATTGCGGGCCCATGACCTCGAAAGCGGCCCACACTGCATGGTCGATTGGTCGCTGGACTCGGGCGCACCGATTGATCGTGGCGATGAGCTCGTTGGCGCCGTTCTTGAGGAAGACGTCGTACCAGACGCCCCAAAAATAGCCCATATTCGTGCTCATATACTGGACGTTCTCGCGATCGTCGTCGGGGCGTGTCACTTTCGACCCGTGTCGGCGTGGCACCAATGGGCGCTCGGAGGTGATGCCTTGCACAGCAATCATGCCGGGGCGGGTGCGCATTTCGGGCACGTACCACCGGGTGACTTCAGCCACCATCGGGTGCCAAACCATTTTGAAGCGTTTGAGCAAGAGCGCGATGGCGCCGTTGATGTCGGCGGGACGGATGCGAGTGGTCCACACGTAGGTGACGAAAGCGGCCAGTAACGTGGCGGCCGTAGCGTACAAACCGGACCGGGTGCCTTCGAACCGGATAGCGGCCAGCCACGCCTTGTCGGCAGTGATCGGTGCCACGGCAAACCAAATGCAATTGGCGATGAAAGCCAGAAACAGTGCAGTGAGCCAGGGCGGCCAGCAGTAATACATGGCTTTGAGGTCGACATTGAACGCGCGATACTGAATGGACGCTTCGTTGTGGCGCCGCGCCACGGCCCAGTCCAAGTCGAGCTGTTCGTCAAACACCGTGTCGACAAGGAAACGCTGTGCGGCCGCTAGGTGTTCAGGTGGGCAATTGTTTTGCGTGAGGCTCGTGCGTGCAGTGGCGTTGAGGCTGGCGCGGGTTTCTTCCGTGCGCGGCTGCATGCACATGATTGACTGGCACCTGGCCAGGGCAGCGGCGGGTATGTATATATCAAACTTGTCGCCTTCCTCTACGGGGTCTTTCTCGGCGCGCGTGCAGGCGAGCAAGCGCATGATGAGCGTGTCCTTGGCAAAATACCCGTTGTAGCGTACGCCCTTGACTGAGTTGCCGTCGGCCAGTTCGCCAGCCGTGACGAGGCGGAATTGCCCGGTCAAGTTCACGTGGGCGGTGAGTTTCACGGGTGAGGCGGCCGGACTTTGGGTGACTGCCGTGTCATAGGCGGTCGGCATTGTGTCAGGGCCATCGTCGCAAGATACGACGATCTTCAGCACCTGAGTGTTGCCGACGCTAACGATCGGTTTCGCGCAGACGCGCCACACCTGTTTGCGGTCACCTGCCCGGAGGGTGACAATGGTCACGGCGTCGTCTAGCCATTGCATGTTGGAGTGGCGGTACCGGGTGCCGGACGTGCGGCCGTCGGTGGTGTCCGACTCGCGCACGTCGGCAGTGATGAACCCGTCGGAGTGGTGTGAGTAGTCCATCTCGCCCTCGTAGTACTGGCCAAAAGCGTCTCGGAAGCGGTGGACGGTGGCTATGACCACGTACCGCTGGGCGCCGTGCAGGTCGTGATTGCGCAAGGGCTGCCGGCGCACTAACGCGACCAATTGCTCGGCCGTGTAGTAGTACAGCACGTGTTCGAGAAACATGAACTCGAATGCCGCCGCACCGTTAAGGCAGGCGGCTGTGCACGTGTGTCGCCGGCACATGTTGAGGTGCGTGCCCTGGGCGGCTAAGGCCACGTAATCGTCGGCACGTGAAGCATCGCCGTCGATTATTGGTGGCACGGACGAATGCATGCCAAGGGGCGTGTTGCGAACGGGCATGCCGGCGAAGTCAAGCACGGCGACGCCACGGGGGTAGTGCCGTTGCATCCATGCGTGCACGTGACGCGCGGCGCGCACCCGCTCGAAGTGCAGGAATGGGTGCGGGTGCTCGCAATCCCACAACTCGATGTTGGAATTGGGATACAGCGTCTGCGCGAGTTTCAACGTGGCGGCTGATGCGTTCTTCAAAACCACGGTGCTGGGGTTGACGACTCGCCAGTTCTTGGGTGGAGCCACGAGCGAGGGCACGGTTGCCGCTTTTGGGGCCGCGACCGCGACTCGGGCGGCTGCCACAACGTCAGCTGCGTCCTGGCGCGCCTCGCGGGCGATCTGCTTGTGGGCGTCGGCATCGCCGCGTGCTCGAGCAAGGTCATCGGCGAGTTTCCAGTTTGGGCAGATGACTGGTCCCTGCATT